TGACTAGATAATAAATTCAAGGTTTTTTCAGCATCATCTAAAACATTAGTAAGCCTTTGCTCGCTCCTATCTTTCCGGTACTTCTTGCTCTTCTTTGACATTATTATCCTCAGCAAAATTTCTATAAATATTCATATCACTTTCAGCTTTAGCATCATCTTCTTTTTGCTTTTTCTCCATTTCAGCAGCCGGATTTTCAATGAAAGGCAGGATTGACAACCTAGTCTCAGTCGATACATCCTGTGCAAGATTTTGTACGATTTGAGTAAGCTCTAAAATATTTTGAGGTAACACATCAGAAAATACCATTTGGATCTCATTTCTAATAATATCATGGTCACCCGCCATATTTAGGTAATTAGCAATCAAATCCATACGCTTAATCAATCCCTCACGAAAGAACATTTCTTTGGTAGCCCTTAACTCCTCACTAGTCAATAGCTTAAGCTTTAAAGATACCCCAGGTACATTAGTACCAAAAGACTCATCAGTAAAGTCAGGAGTAAAGCTAAACTTGTGTATATCTTTATTAAGCCTATGCTTATAGTTTTCAACCCAAGAGTCATTAACATTTTTAGTAAGCCACTCAGCCTTACCATCTGCATCATTAAGCAAGACCCTATTTTTCTTAAGTTCCTCTATATCCTCCTTGGAGGTGGCACTATAACCAGTAAGCACAAGGTAAGCATCAGAAAACTGGTCCATGTCATTAAGAGTATTGGACTGCTCACGATTGTAAGCATCAATCAGTGATATAACCTGTTCAAAGTCCCCTTGTAGCTCCTCATTGTTTTTATAATGTATCAGTGGCACAGCCCCAAAAGGGTGTTCCCTTACATCAGTCATAACAAACTCATTAGTCTTATCTTCATCATTAAAATAAAAAATGGAGTCTTTATCATAGATCTCCACATAAGTTATAGTTTTATTTAATTTACTATCGAGATAATATCTAATACCGAACTTTTCCGTCTCATCAATATCAGTGCCATACACCAAAAAAGCATTATCCGGTTCAACACGCTTAAAGTGAACATTGCTGTCATCGCCAAACCATAAAATCTCATAAGATTCTCCTTTGATAGAGTTAGTCTTTGCAAGAGCCAAATTTTCTTTAGCCTCGTTATTAAAATTACAAATTTTTTTATATTCTTCCAAAAACTCATCATCGTCTAAATGATCTTCTTTAGTGGCTTTGTACTTAACAGCATTGCCCATAAAATAACCAGTAGAAAAGTTAGTTATATACTTAGGATAAGCTGCAGCTACCTTGTTTTTTCCATCTTTATTAGCTCCACCAGAAGCTAAAATATCATGCTCACCCAGATAATATCTTTTTAGCCTTTCATACCTACCACGCTTGTTTTTATGCTGCTTGATAAAATCTAGAGCTTCTTTAATCTCAAGAGTTTCGCTATCTGTTCTATACATTTATCTTCTCACCCCACAATTCTTTTTATAAAAACGAGGCTTCTTATTAAGCCTCTTGTACTCTTCTTCAGTTAGTAATCTCTGCATAGCAATCCTATACTTTTCCTCTCTCGGATACTTACAAGCATCAATCAACTTTCTACAACACAAAGCCTCTTTTTTAGTATAAAAATGAGCATGTTGAGAATACTCTCCATGCTCCCTACGCAATAACCACGGTCTATCCAAATTAGATAAGTACACAATAGATAATTTCATTAAAATAGCAAATCCTTACTGATTGATTGAATTTTATTCTTTCTCTTATCGCTATAGATTGCATATCTCATAGCATCCATCACATCATCATTTTCTTTTACTACTGCATCATCACCAGCGCGTTCGCTCCATATATAAGAGTAGATTTCTTTTCTAAACCTATTAGCTATAGGCTCATAAATAAATAACTCATCCGATTTATACATGGTAGCCACTTGTTCTATACCTTCTATAACTTCTTTACGACCATTAACTGCTTTTATTCCCTCACGCCTAAACCTATTTACATGCTCAGGTCTAGCACTATCACAATAAAAGATTATTCGCTTATATTTGTCATTAAGAAGCTTAGCTTCAGCCGCCCAAAAGTCTATTTCTTGACCTTCTTCCGCAACTTCTTTAATCATATAGTATTTTTCATCTTTAGTGATGCCAAATACGACAATAGCACCATAGTGACCATATCCCCAGTCGACACCAGCCACATACCTTTTAAATTCAATGCTAGATAGATCATTGACAAAATGTTTATTAGCATCAAAGCTGGAATAAACCATTCCTTGTCCACTCACCCAGTTGCCATATATGTTACGCTCTGTAAACATGCCCTCTGGAGTAGTCTCAATAGTGGATTGCAAATACCTTTTATCCAAAAAAGTATTATCAAAAATAGTAAATTGGTAAGACAAAATCATATCTGAAGGGTTGTCAATATAATCCTTTTTAAGCCAATGTTCGGGATTGTCCGGGTTAGTATCGCAAATAATTCTTGCACCTTTACCAGAACACCTGGATCTAATCTCATCAAATACTTGTTCATTTGATAAGGACGCTTCGTTTACATAGGCTCCGTATGAGGTCATACCACGTATACGACCCAGTCCATCAGACTTACCATGACCGACCTGTACTACATAAACACCAAAAAGAGTAAAATTCCCCATCTTATCTACCTTGATATCAATTCCATACTTACTCATAATTTCTATCAACACGTTTTGATAAATAGTAGAAGTGGAAAATCCTGCCAATATGTATTGTGGATTAGCTACACCTTCTATATTTGCAATCTTTCTAACCCTTATAAGCTCACGTATAAACAAGTCATTATTAAGCTGTGTCTTTCCGCTACGTTTAGCACCATGTAAAATGAGGATAAACCAATCCTTTTCGCTAATTTCTTTATATATTTGTTGCTGTTTTTTACTATAAATTTTATCAATATTGCTCATCTAAAATCTCTTGATCTAATAACTCAAAATACTTAGCTAACATTTGATTGCTATCTTGACTAACTTCTTTAGCCTTTCTGTCCATCCATACATCAGGTTTTCTATTCTTAAGCCAAAAGATTAAAGCAGTAGTATCAGGCGGTAAATACTTCTTAGACTTGACTTTTCTAGTAGTCATCTCCCCACGTGCATTAAGTTCTTCAATAGTTTGTTCCTCTACCACAAATCCACCTAATGCTTTTTTTAACAAAGTATTTTCAACTTCATAATCAACAATTTCTTTACCTCTTTTTAAGGCATTACTTATAGGGTCATACTTTTTTTTCCACTGATAGAGTGTTTTAGGATTAATTCCAATATTTTTAGAAATTTGTTCATCAGTAAGACCATCCCTAGCCCAAGCATTAAGTAATATTAAATTGTCTTTTTCAAGCCATTCTTCATACTTAGCTCGACCCATCACGTATCACCCGCTTCTAAACAATAAAAACAAGCCTCAAACGTTGAAATATCCACATTTAAACCTTGACAAATCAATAAAATTTTGCTATCATTTAACTATGAAAGCATTAAGTATATATGCACCTTTTGCTACAGCAATAGCAGCTAATTTAAAAACTATAGAAACAAGATCATGGAGCACTGACTACAGAGGGGAGATTTTAATTTGCTCTACGGTACAAGATAAAAATTACAAACCTATCAAAGATTACTTTATCTTTGGTAAGGCTCTAGCTATAGCAACTATAAAGGACTGCACAAAATTCAAAAAAACAGATTATGAAAAAGCCATGGTAGACCCGTCATTAGATATGACAGATATGTACTCCTGGCACCTTACAGATATAAAACCAATAAAGCCAATAGATATAAAAGGACAACAGCGTATTTATAACACAAAAATAGACCGTCAAGATATAGAAATATTAACAGTCCAAAGTGAAGACGAATTATTAAACTATTGGTATAAAAACAAATTAATAAAAAAATTACCAGNAAAAATCCTCGTCTTTTTCTGATAGGATGTATTTATGATAAACGTTAAAAACAATACATCATCACTAACTAATTTTACGTTAGTTGATGATACAATTCAATTAAA